GTGATAACTCATAGGACGGAAGTAAAAGTCCAAATTGCCAATGGTCAAACTTTGATCATAGTTGCCGGGCTTGATTCGATCATTGATCATGCGAAGATCTACCTTGATTTCTTCTTTATGATTGCAACTGGGACAAGTGCTGTCCATGTCCATGCCATGACCAAAACTAGCAATTCTAATGGCTACAAGAACAGCATCAATGTCTGTACTGGGCATGGCCCAGGCATTACGAATGCCTGGGATACAACTCTGTATCACTGACACAATGGCGGTTCCGTTAAACAAAGCGTCGGGTGTTCGATAGGTTATTTCGTCTACCGCTGTCATGGGCAACACAGCCAGTTCCTGGTTGGGAGGCATGTTCAAAGCACCTGTAGGGTAGAATTTGCCGCCTGATGGCAAACGTATATAGATTGCAGGCTGTCTAAAAAATTGGCTGAGTGGGTTTGATTGTTGCATATTTTGCTCCGGTAAATATAATTATGGCTACATCACTAACCCCTGAAGAAATCCAAGCCGCATTTGATGCGTACAATGACGAACTGCTGAGAACTGGCAAAGTCACTGCTGAAACAGCCGAGGCATTTGCGGATGCCAAAGCAGGAGTCAAAAACTACACCTATCAACTGAATCTCAGTCTCAAGCAACTGGGCAATTCCATGCTGGACCTGGGGGAAGCATTCAAAGATGGTAAACAAGGCGCTTCAGTCTACAACAACAGCATCAAGGCTGGTGCTGATGCAATAGATTCATTTGCTAGTAAATTTGGTATACTGGGTCGAATCATTGGTGGCCTGATCACAGCCGGTGCCAAGTATGCTGTAGCGGTCAACGAGCAGAGCGACAAACTGTTTGAGAGTTATCAACAACTCAGCAGAACAGGTGCCGCTGGTGCTTCGGGCATGAAGGGTGTGTTCCAAAGCATGCAGGACTTTGGCTACAACATTGAACAACTGGGTGACTTTGGCAATCTAATCAAACAAAATGCAGAGTCCTTGGCTCAGTTTGGTGGCACTGTGGCACAAGGTACTCAGACGTTTGGAGCCGTGGCCAAAGGAATTCAACGTAGCGGATTGCAAACAGAATTCATGCGCATGGGCATGAAAGTGGATGATATCAATCAAGGCATGGCCGGCTATCTACGTATTACAACTCTTACCGGAACAGCACAACGTAAATCCAACTCCGAATTAACACAAGGTGCGGCCGAATACATTAGAAACTTAGACACACTGACCAAACTCACAGGCGAAAACGCTGCCACTATTCAGCAAGAGCGTGAGGCCAGAATGAACGAACAGCGATTTATTGCTGTTCAAACTGAACTAGAAGACAAGGCCATGCAGGCTAGAATGCACGGTGATGAAGCACAGGCCAAGGCATTTGAAAAACAAATGGACAACAATCAAAGATTGTTGGATATGGCTCCTAAAGAATTGAGATCAGGCTTGATTGGCGCCATGACAGGATTTGTGGGCTCTAGCAAAGAAGCCGAAGCCTTGTATAGAACCATGCCCCAACTGTTTCAAAAGGTAGCCAGTCAGAGTTTTGAAGCAGGAAAAACGCTAGACATTGGAGCAAAAGAAGCCTCAGGAGCAATCAGAGGATTTAGAGTACTGGGTAAAGTAGGTGGATTTGACGATACTTTTTCTAGTATGGCTGGATTGAATAAACTCAAAGTAAAATCACTCAAAGAATCCTATGCTGATCAAGAAAGAATAGCCAACGAACAACAACGAGATCAAGTGGAAAACTTAGACGAGGCTACAGAAGCACAAGTGGGCATGCGTCAGGAACAGATGGAAGTTACTCGTGCCATGCAGACCATGATCAACAAGGGCATTGTGCCTGTGACCAAGAGCATGGAAAAACTCAGTGGTGCTGTGGAAAGTGTGGCCAGCAATACTCCAGGTTCAGGAGCAGAAACAGGCACAGCAGGCAAAGGCCGCGGCGCCGAAGCATCAGGCAGTTGGTGGTCTAGCATATTTGGTGGTAGCAAAGCAGCCGGAGCACCTGCAGGCAAAACAGCCAATGCTCAAAAGGCCATGGCCTATTTTATTTCGCAAGGCTACACTCCTGAACAGGCAGCCGGTCTAGTTGGTAATTTGCAGGTAGAGTCAGGTGCTAATCTCAACACCATGGCTGTGGGCGACTCAGGCAAGGCCAAGGGTATTGCGCAATGGCATCCAGATCGTCAGGCCAACTTTGCCAGATTCTCTGGAAAATCTCTAGAAAAAAGCACACTAGAAGAACAACTAGCATTTATTGCTCACGAACTAAAAACCTCCGAGGGTGCGGCTGGTAGCAAACTCAAGGGAGCCAAATCGGCCAGAGAAGCCGCAGCCATCGTTGACAAAATGTATGAACGTAGTTCAGGAGAGGCAAGAAATCAACGCATGGCCAATGCTGATGCATTACTGGGTGGTATGGGTGCTGTGTCAGGAACTACGGCCACTGGTGCAACTGCACCCAGTGGATCATTTGGATCTTTGTATGGTGTACCGCTTGGTGGGCCTAATGATCGATACAAGGCCACAGTAACAGGAGTTGGACCCGATGGCACCAAAACAGGATCAGCGTCTGCTCAATCTGCGGCAGCGGCGCCTCAAAATGCAAATGATCTGTTGGCTACGCTCATAACCAAAACAGATGAAACGAATGCGCTGATGAAAACCAACAACGCCCAAAATCAAAAGTTACTGCAAGTAGCACGTAACTAACGATAAATAATACACTATGGCTGGATGGCGAAAATATTTTAAAGTGGCTGACCTCTCAGGTCAGATGAGCCCTATTTCGGGTGGTAGAGATGCGGGCTTGCCCGGATATCCACGAAACGATGGTCGTGGATCAAATCTAGCACAGACTGATTTTGCATTCCGTAACTATGCCAGCCGACTGCCAGAAGTGTATTCTGGGCACCCTAATCGAATTGAACGCTACAATCAATATGAAAACATGGACGCTGACTCAGAAGTCAATGCATGTTTAGATATTATCGCCGAGTTCTCCACACAACTCAATGACGACAACAACACTCCATTTGAGATACAGTATTCAGATGAACCCACTGACCACGAAATTGAGATCATCCGCAAGCAGATGCAACAGTGGACCAAACTCAACAAACTAGATCAGCGCATCTTCAAACTGTTCCGTAACACCATCAAGTACGGTGATCAAATCTTTGTGCGTGATCCAGAAACATTTGAAATGTACTGGGTAGACATGTCAAAAGTCAGCCGAGTAATTGTAAACGAATCGGAAGGCAAGCGTCCTGAGCAGTACATCATTAGAGATATCAATCCCAACTTTCAAAACTTGACAGTGGCAGCCAAGACCACCACAGATTTCATGGTTAATCCGCCCACAGGTGGTGGTTATCAGCAGGGTTCGGGCTATACCATGCCCAACACTGCCATGACAGGAACCAGTAGATTTAGCCGTGCTGTGAACGAGACCTGTATTGATGCCAAACACGTGGTGCATCTTTCCATGAATGAAGGCTTAGACACGTTTTGGCCCTTTGGCAAGTCAATCCTGGAAAACATTTTCAAAGTATTCAAGCAGAAAGAACTGCTGGAAGATGCGTTACTAATCTATCGTGTGCAACGTGCTCCTGAGCGCAGAGTGTTCAAGATTGACGTGGGCAACATGCCATCACACCTGGCCATGCAATTTGTGGAACGTGTGAAAAATGAAATGCACCAACGCAGAATACCCACATACGGTGGCGGTGGTGGCAACATCATGGATTCAAGTTACAATCCATTGAGTATCAACGAAGACTTCTTTTTCCCCACAGGTGCTGATGGACGTGGCTCTAGTGTAGATGTATTACCGGGCGGTCAAAATCTAGGCGAAATCGACGATTTAAAGTACTTCAACAACAAAATGGCTCGTGGTTTACGTGTGCCGTCAAGTTACTTGCCCACTGCGCCTGACGACTCCGAGCGCACCATGCAGGACGGCAAAGTGGGTACGGCCTTGATTCAAGAGTATAGATTCAACCAGTATTGCGAGCGACTGCAAGCACTTATCATGCAGAAACTTGATGATGAATTTAAGATGTTCCTGCGCTGGAGAGGCTTCAACATTGATGCTGGCCTGTTCCAACTCAAGTTCAACCCACCACAAAACTTTGCCAGTTATCGTCAGGCTGAGATGGACACAGCACGTATCAGCAGTTTTACCAGTCTGGAGCAGTTGCCTTACATGAGCAAACGTTTTATGCTAGAGCGTTTCTTGGGTCTCAGCAAGGACGAAATTGAAAGAAACGAAACAATGTGGCGTGAAGAACGTGACCGACCTGAACTGCAAACCACACAAGGGCAGGACCTACGCTCAATTGGTATTACTCCAGCAGGTATGGAAACTGATATTGCCACAGGTGAAGAAATGGCCAATCTACAGGCACCTGCCGCAGAAGGTGGCTTGCCAGCCGCACCTGCAGGCGGTGTAGGTGGTACTATACCGGGCGTTCAAGCACCGGCGGCCGCACCGGCGGGATTATAAATACAGCATGAACAATTATCGTAAGATATACAAAAATCATTATGGTAAAATTCCAACTGATGAAACCGGAAGATCTTACGAAATTCATCACATTGACGGTAATCATACCAACAACAATATTAGTAATCTTAAATTAGTTACAATTCAAGAACATTACAATATTCATTATTCTCAGCAAGATTGGGGAGCCTGTCAAGCAATAGCAATTCGCATGGAAATTGATCATGCTACTATTTCTGACATGGCAAGAAAATCCAGTTTGGCTAGAGTTGCTAAAGGGACTCATCCATTTTCTGGACCAGCACAGAATCTTAAAAAAGTAGCGAATGGAACGCACCCATCAAAAATTAGGATGGAAAACAGAACACATAATTTTTTGGGTGAGAATCACCCAATGAAAGTGGCTTCGGCAAACGGAACCCATCATTTTAGTAGTAAAAAACTTGAAGAGTTAAAACAAACCAATCCTGACAAATTTGCAAAAATTTGTAAACAACGATCAGATACTGCGTTTCAACGAATAGCAAATGGAACCCATGCTGGTGTTAAAATATTTTCTACCTACCACACTTGTCCACATTGTGGCAAACAGGGAAAAGGTGCTATTATGTATAGATTTCATTATGATAATTGTAAAACAATAAAGAAACTAAATATTGAATTATGATCCTGAATGAAATTTACGACCGAGCGCCAGCAGGCTATCAAGATGTTGCAGCCGACAACACACAGCCCCACCTGGGTCAATTGCGTAAAACCAAACTCACTCTCAAGCAGTTGAACAAACTGCGCAGAATGCAGGATACTCGTACCTATGAGTATGCGGAAAAACTCAAACTAATCCGCAAACAGTATGCACCGCCAGCACAGCCTGCCCTGTAAAAAAACTGTCATTTCTGACAAAAAACCCACCATAAACCGCTAAGTTTTTGCCTTCTAAGTAAATATAGGTATAGATCTGCCATGAGGGCAGAACTACCCAACATACCCTTTAGGAGCCATAATGAGCAAAAACCGTTTTGAACAATTGATCGAATACGTGATCAATGATGAAGAAGCCAAAGCAAAAGAACTTTTCCACCAAATCGTTGTGGAAAAGAGCCGCGCTATCTATGAAGACCTCATGGATGAAGACGAGTCCAAAGACGATCTCGAAGAAGACAATGCCATGGGCGAAGAGCCCACTGAAGTTGACACAGACATGAGCGAAAGCCTTGGTGGCAGCCAAGCCCAAGACATGATCGACGATGTGGAAATGGAAGAGCAAGGCATGAGCGAAGGCGAAGACGACGTTGAGTTTGACGACAAGGCTGAAAAAGCCGGCCATGAAATGACTCACGACATTGAAGATATGCATGATGACGGCGAACTTGAAAATCGCGTGGTTGACCTGGAAGACAAATTAGACGAACTCATGGCCGAATTTGAAGCCATGATGGACGGTGGTGATGCTAAAGACATGGGCGACACACCCGACATGACTGACATCGAAGTCCAAAACGACGAGTTTGAAACTGAAGGCATGATGCCAATGGAAGAAGCCATTAACCTCAAGCAAGTACACCCCAAAGTTACCACACAGGAAGCACCTGGTACCAACTCTAAGTCTACTATCGCTGCCAATTCAGGCGCACGTGGCGCAATGGCACAACCAGTCAAAATGACTGGTGATACAGCACAAGGTCGTCCTGCTCCAACTGCCAAGGACTTGATTGGCAAAGTAGGTAACTCACCTGCTCAAGGCACACAAAGTCCCAAGGCAGCACCCAAGGCAGTGACCACACAAGCCGCAGGTGTAAACACACGCACACCGTTTCCCAAGGGCTAATCTGTCATGAGATACCTACAAGAGCATTTGAACTTTAATCAGGCCAAGATTCGCGTCTTGGTCGAAGATGCTCCTGACGGCAAAGGCCCATTCAATGGCAAGAACTTGTACATGGAAGGCATCTGTATCGAAGGCGGAGTAAAAAACGCCAACGAACGGGTGTATCCTGTGCATGAAATTGCCAAGGCCGTGGACACTATCAACAAACAAGTGGTAGAAGGCTACAGCGTGATGGGCGAAGTAGATCACCCAGAAGATCTCAAAATCAACTTGGATCGCGTGAGTCATACCATTGACAAAATGTGGATGGATGGCCCTTGCGGTTATGGCAAGTTGAGAATTATTCCAACGCCAATGGGACAACTGGTCAAGACCATGTTGGACTCAGGTGTCAAACTAGGAGTTTCGAGCCGTGGTTCCGGTAACGTGAACGACGGCAACGGACATGTCAGTGACTTTGAAATTGTCACTGTCGATGTTGTTGCTCAACCCAGCGCCCCACATGCTTATCCCAAGGCCATCTATGAAGGACTTCTCAACATGAAGTACGGACATAGAGTCATGGAAGTGGCGAGAGATGCCGGCAAGGACAGCAAGGTACAGAGATATTTGCAGAACGAGGTAACTCGTTTGATCAAAGATCTCAAAATATAAGGAGTAAAAGCATGCTAGATGCTATTAAACCATTGCTTGATAGTGAACTGATCAACGAGGAAACTCGCAGTGCTATTAGTGAGGCTTGGGAAGCCAAGTTAACTGAAGCACGTGAACAAGTTCGCGCAGAACTCCGCGAGGAATTTGCGCAACGCTATGAGCATGACAAATCAGTAATGGTGGAAGCCTTAGACAAAATGGTAACAGAAGGTCTTGCCGCAGAAGTTCAAGCCGTGGCTGCTGAAAAGCAGGCGCTGGCCGAAGACCGCGTTAAGTTCCAAGTCAAGATCAAAGAAGATGCAACTAAATTCAACAGTTTCATGGTCACAAAATTGGCAGAAGAAATTAGCGAACTGCGCAGAGATCGCAAGATGCACACAGAAGGACTGGGTAAACTGGAAAACTTTGTGGTACATGCATTGGCCCGTGAAATTCAAGAATTTGCAACAGACAAACGTGACGTGGTGGAAACCAAGGTTCGTTTGGTGCGTGAAGCACGTGGTCAACTGGAAGGTCTCAAAGCACGTTTCGTCAAGGAAAGTGCCGAGAAGATGAGCCAGGCTGTTAGCCGTCACCTCAAGGCAGAACTCACACAATTACATGAAGACATCCAAATTGCTCGCGAGAACAATTTTGGTCGTCGTATCTTTGAAGCATACGCAGCCGAATTTGGTGCTACTCATCTCAATGAGAAAGCCGAAGTTCGTAAACTGCACGATATGGTTGCACACAAAGATCATCAATTGAGTGAAGCCATCCGACTCACACAGAGAGCAAAAACTCTGGTTGAGTCCAAAGAACGTGAAATACGTATTATCAAGGAATCC